CGGCACTGCATCTTCCGCTTCCGGCTGTCGCACCTTGTCGCGTCTATCGTGCTGGACACCTTTCCGAAGGTCATGCGCGCCGCGTTCCCGGGCGTCGAGTACGAGCTGCACAAGATCGACGGCTATTGGTCGCTGCCGGGCGGGTCACAGGTCTGGTTTGCGGGCCTGGACGATAAGGACCGCACCGAGAAGATTCTTGGCCAAGAGTTCGCCACGCTGTACTTCAACGAGTGCTCGCAGATCCCGGTCGGCAGCGTGGACACCGCACTGACCCGGCTTGCGCAGCGTGCGCCGGTCCACATCGACGGCAAGGCCAGTGAGCTGCTGAAACTGCGCGCCTACTACGACTGCAACCCGCCGAACAAGGCGCACTGGACCTATCGGCGCTTCGTCCAGAAGGTCGACCCGGACACCAAGCTGGCCCTGCCGCGGCCCGACGACTACGCCAGCGTCCAGATCAACCCGAAGGACAACGCCGCGAACCTGTCGCCCGAGTACCTGGCGCAGCTTGAGAGCATGCCGGCGCGGATGCGGGCGCGATTCCTCGAAGGCCGGTTTGCTGACGCGAACCCGTCCGCGCTGTTTCCTGACGAGCACATCGAGCGATGGCGCGTACTGGACGGCGCGCTGCCGACGCTGACGCGCGTCGTCGTGGCCGTCGACCCGTCAGGCGCGGACGATGCCGACAACGCCGACCAGGACGAGATCGGCATCGTGGTCGTCGGCCTCGGCACCGATGGCGCGGCCTACGTGCTTGAGGACTGCACCGTCAAGGCTGGGCCTGGAACATGGGGGCGTGTGGCCGTGTCCGCGTTTGACCGGCACAGCGCCGATTGCGTGGTCGGTGAGGTCAACTACGGCGGGGCGATGGTGCAGCAGACCATTCAGGTCGCCAGGCCGCGCACGCCGTTCCGCAAGGTGTCGGCCAGCCGCGGCAAGCACGTCCGCGCCGAGCCGTTCTCGGCCCTGTACGAGCAGGGCAAGGTGCGACACGTCGGCATGTTCACGGCGCTGGAAGACGAGCTGTCCGCGTTCTCGACGTTCGGCTACACCGGCCCGCGCAGCCCGAACCGGGCCGACGCGCTGATCTGGGCGCTGGCCGAGCTGTTCCCGGCGATCACGGCGCCAGCGAAGGAGGCGAAGCCCGTCGACCCGCTGCCGATGGTCAGCCCGTTTGCGAGGGGTCGATGAAGACGAGATGGCTCGACCGACGCATTGCATGGCCTGGGCCGTACCTGTGCTTGTGCTTGTCCGAGGCCGAGTATGTGCAGGCGCTTTCGCACCTGAAGCTGATCCCGGCTGACGACGTGTGGTGCCGAGAGGCTGGCGGGAAGACGCACTACGCCAGAAACGACAACGGCGAAGATGTGTGCATCGTCTGCATCCGGCCTGGCCCCGAGAACACGCCCGTCGAGATTGCAGGCGTGTTGGTTCACGAAGCCGTGCACGTCTGGCAGCGCTACTGCCGGAGCATCGGCGAGACCGCGCCAGGCATTGAGCAGGGAGCCTACGGAATCCAGTTCATCGCGCAGGAGCTGCTGAGCGAGTACGCGCGGAGGCTGAAAGACTGAATGCGTCAGCGCCCATGGCACATGGGAGGCGAAAGCCGTTGCATCCGGGGCAAGCTGCCGGTCCCCCGACGAATGTGCCAAACCGGCCCCTACGCCCGATAATGCGGGCGCCCGACCGGCGCACAGCCGGCCCGCTGAGTACCGCGCAGCCAGCAGCGCACGACCCTGACAGGGACGCGCTATGGCACGCGAGAGCAAGGAAGCACGGCTAGCCCGCATTCACCGCGAGGCGCTGGAAGAGTTCGACGACATCTGGGCCGCGCTGCGTGACGAGCGCATGGCCGCCGTCGAGGACCGGCGCTTCTACTCCGTCGCCGGCCAGCAGTGGGACGGGCCTGTCGGCGAGCAGTTCGCCAACCGGGCGCGCTTCGAGTTCAACAAGGTCCACCTCGCGGTCATCCGCATCTTCAACGAGTACCGCGCCAACCGCATCACCGTCGACTTCCAGCCGCAGGACGGCGACGACAACGACATGGCTGACACCTGCGACGGCCTCTACCGCGCCGACGAGCAGCGGTGCAGCGCCGACGAGGCATACGACAACGCCTTCGAGGAAGCGGTGGGCGGCGGCGTCGGCGCCTGGCGCCTGCGGGCCTGCTACGAAGACGAGGACGACGACGAGGACACGCGGCAGCGCGTGGTCATGGAGCCCATCTTCGACGCCGACACGTGCGTGTTCTTCGACCTGGGCGCCAAGCGGTACGACAAGGCCGACGCCGAGCGGTGCTATGTGCTCACGCCGATGCCGACGAAGGCGTATCGCAAGAAGTACGAAGACGACCCCATCGCTTGGCCGCGCGAGGCGCAGCCGTGGCTGTTCGACTGGACGACGGCCGACCTGACCTGGATTTGCGAGCACTACCGGATCGAGGAAGACTCCGAGCTGGTGCGCTACTTCGTCGGGCTGGACGAGGAAGAGATGGCCGTCCCGCAGCGCGAGCTGGACGCCGACCCCGAGAAGCTGGACGAGCTGCTGGCCACGGGTTTCCGCGAGGTGCGCGAGAAGCGCGTGAAGCGCCGCAAGGTCATGAAGTACCTGATGAGCGGCGGCAAGATGCTGACCGAAGGCGAGGAAATCGCCGGCCGCCACATCCCCATCGTGCCGGTGTACGGCAAGCGGTGGGTGGTCGATGGCGTCGAGCGGTGTATGGGCCACGTGCGGCTGGCCAAGGATGCGCAGCGTCTGGTGAACATGCTGCTGTCCTGGCTGGGCGAGATGGCTGGCCGCTTTGACGTGGAGAAGCCGATCTTCACGCCCGAGCAAGTCGCCGGCCACGCGACGATGTGGGCGCGGGACAACGTGGACAAGTTCCCGTACCTTCTGGTCAACGCCATGACCGACCAGAACGGGCAGACGATGCCGCCCGGCCCGGTCGCCTACACCAAGGCTCCGAACATCCCGCCCGCAATGGCCGCCCTGGCGCAGATCGCCGAGCAGGCGCTGCAGGATCTGCTGGGCAACCAGCAGCAGGGCGAGAAGATCCAGCCGAACCTGTCCGGCAAGGCCGTCGAGCTGATCCAGAACCGGCTGGACATGCAGGTGTTCATCTACATGAGCAACCTGGCCAAGAGCATGAAGCGGTGCGGCGAAATCTGGCTGTCGATGATGCGCGACATCGCCATCGAGCCCGAGCGCCGCATGAAGACCATCGGCGCGGATGGCAAGGCGTCGAGCGTGGTGCTGAACCGCCCCGTGTACGACGAAGAGACGGCGCGCGAAGAGGTCGAGAACGACATCAGCAAGGCGACCTTCGACGTGGTGGTCGATGTCGGCCCGTCCTCGAGCAGCAAGCGCGCGGCCACCGTGCGCGCCGTCACCGGCCTCATGGGCATGACGCAAGACCCGGAGACGCTGCAGGCGCTGTCGATGGTGGCGCTGGCCAACATCGAAGGCGAGGGCCTGTCCGACGTGCAGGAATGGGCGCGGCGCCGCGGCGTGCGCCTGGGCATCGTCAAGCCGACCGAGGAGGAGAAGGCCGAACTGGCGCAGGAGGCCGCCGGCCAGCAGCCCGACCCGCAGGCGCAGGCCCTGCTGTCGATGGCCGAGGAAGCCAGCGCCAATGCCCAGGCCGCCCGCGCGAAGACCGTGCAAACGGTGGCCGACGCGGACCTGAAGATCGCCCAGCGCGCCAAGGTGATGGCCGAGGCGATGAAGACGGCCACGGACGAGCAGATCGCCAGCGTGACCACGCTGCAGCAACTGCTGGGCGGCGCAATGAATCAGCCTGGATCAGCGTGACGGAGCAACATATTTGCGTCAGAAGCCAAGATCGCGCACAATTCGCGCATCTGGAGGTGCCCGCATGGCCGTTGTGACTTTCGCTGACGCGCCGCGCATCACGCTGATGCCGGATCAGGTGGCGGCCCTTGGCCTGCCCGAGCGACCGACGCCCGGCACCACGTTCGTGCTGACCGCCCCCGTGGTCGTGGAAAGCACGTCCGCGCCGGGTCTGCGGCCCGATGGCGATGGCTACGCGATGCGCCTTCGCCTGTCCGACACCATCTACATCAACACCGGAGCGTGAGCATGGCGGGTGACACGGCGACCATCGACGACGATCTGCAGGCTGGCGCGCAAGACGAGGCCGAGCAGCAGGCGCAGCAGGCCGACGAGCAAGCGGCCGACGCCGCGCCGCAGCCAGAAGGCGATGCCGATGGCGCCGAGGCCGCAGCCGGCGAGGGCGCAGCCAACGACGACGCCGATGCCGAGCTGGTCGTCACGCTGGGAGACGAGCCCGCCGCCGACGCCGCGCAGGACAAGTCCGCGCCCGACTGGGTGCGCGATCTGCGCAAGGCGAACCGCGAGAAGGAGCGCCGCATCCGCGAGCTGGAGGCGCAGATCGCTTCCGCGCGCCCCGTGGCGCCGCAGGCCGTCGTCGTCGGCGAGAAGCCGACCCTGGCCGATCACGACTTCGACGAGGACAAGTTCGCCGCCGCGCTGGAAGCGTGGCACGGCCGCAAGTTCGCCGCCGAGCAGCAGCAGCGCGCCGCCCAGCAGGCCGAAGAGCAGCAGCGGCAGCACTGGATGGCCCGCCTGGACGCCGTGACGAAGGCGGCCGGCACGCTGAAAGTGCCCGACGCCGAGGACGCGCACGCAGCCTTCGAGGACACGTTCAACGTCGTGCAACAGGGCATCATCATCGGCGCCCCCGACGACCCGAAGACCTCGGCTCTGCTGCGCTACGCGCTGGGCAAGAACCCCAAGAAGGCCCGCGAGCTGGCCGCGATCACCGACCCGGTGAAGTTCACTTTCGCCATCGCCAAGCTGGAGGGCCAATTGAAGGTGCAGCCTAAGAAGTCCGCTCCCCCGCCTGATCAGCGCGTCAGCAGCCCCGGCGCTGGCGTGTCCATCGTCCAGAACGGACGCCTCAAGCAACTGCACGAGCAGGCCCAGCGAACGGGCGACTACTCGGCATACCTGGCAGCCAAGCGCGCTGCCCGCCAAGCAGCCTGACCAGGCCGCCCGGCGCCGCGACAGCGCGCCAAGGCTTCGCCCACCTGACGGGCAGTGTGTTCGGCATCCATCCGGCCGGCAAGCGGATGAGTCAAGAGCGCGGCGCAAGCCGCAAACGCGATTCATCCACTTCCATCTGGAGCAGCCATGCCCAACGCACTTGCCAAAGACCTCGAACTGATGTTCGAGGAAGTCGTCGAAGGTTTCGACGCCGCCTGTGTCATCAGCCGCGAGGCCGAGACTTCCTATCCCGATGCAACGACCATGCAGCGGGCCGGCGACACGTTCTACAAGAAGCAGAACTACCACGCCGCGGTCGTCACCGGCCTCGACGTGTCGGCCTCGACGCGCACCGACGTGATCGAGCGCTTCGTGCCAACTGTGTACCGCACGCCGGACAACGTGATCTACGAACTCGACGCCAAGGAACTGCGCGACCCGCAGCACATGCAGCGCATGGGCAAGGCCGCGGCGATCCGACTGGCGGCCGAGATCGACAAGAACATCTATGACGCCGTTCGCCTGAACGCCGCGATCATCGTCAAGAAGGTCGGCGCGCTGGCATGGTCCGACGGCGCCACTGCCGAGGCGCACATGATCGCCCGCGGCGTCGGCGCCGGCGAAAAGAAGCTGTTCATGAACCCGCTCGACTACCTCGCGGTGTCGGGCGACCTGGGCGGCAAGGCGTACATGGGCGACTGGTCGAAGGACGCCTACGCCCGTTCGCGCGTGCCGGACGTGGCGACCTTCAAGACCTTCCGCACCGACAACGTGAGCAACCTCACCACGGTCGGCACGGTCACGGCGACCGTCGTCAGCGGCAACCAGTCGCACACCGTCACCGCGATGACCGGCGACGTGCCGACCGACAACCGCTACGGCACGCTGGCCATCTCGGGCGCCAACATCGCCAACGTCAAGAACGGCGACTGCTTCACGATCAGCGGCGTCAACGCCGTCCACATGATCGACAAGAGCGACACCGCCATCCCGATGACGTTCCGCGTCATCAGCGGCGGCGGCACCGGCACGCTGACGATCACGCCGAAGATCGTCATCACCGGCCCGTACCAGAACTGCAGCGCGCAGGCGGCCAACACCGCCCCGCTGACGTTCCTGAACACGGCCACCAAGCCGGTGAACGCCTTCTGGCAACAGGGCGCCGTCACGCTCGACTTCGGCCGCCTGCAGTTCCCCAGCGGCATGGGCGCCGAGGTGATGACCGCGAACACCAAGAACGGCGTTCCGCTGGTCATGGTGGCGCAGATCAACGCGCAGACGGGCAAGGTCTTCGTGCGGAACACCACGCTGTACGCGGCGACGGTGCTCGACCCGGAGAAGTGCGGCCTGATCCTGGCGAACCAGGTCTGATCGTTGCAAGGGGCTTCGGGGTCGCTGGAAACGGCGGCCCCGCTTTTCAAGGGGAACCGGATGGACGATCAGACCTTCATGCTCGTGCGCGTGGGCAAAGAGTGGCAGCTCGAATCTGGCTGGTACGACTTGCACGTGGTTCACACGCAGGAGGCCCTCGATGCAGCGCTGGCGGACGGGTGGTTCCTCGACCAGTACGCCGCCAAGGCCGCGCACGAGGCCGCCGCACTGGCTGCACAGCCTGCCGCTGCCGAGGGCGCTGGTGATGCCGGCGCGGCTGCTGCCGCTGTTCCCGCCGACGATGCGCCGCCGACCCGTGCCGAGCTGGAGCAGAAAGCCCGCGAGCTGGGCGTGAAGTTCGACGGCCGGGTCAGCGACAAGACGCTGGCGCAGCGCATCGCCGACAAGCTGGCCGCGTGACGCCATGTGGACGAAGCGCGACCTGATCCGCGAGGCCTTCGCCGAGCTGGCGCTGGCCGGCTACGAGTTCGACATCACGCCGGACGAAGAGCAGGGCGCGCTGCGCCGCCTGTACGCCATGCTGGCCACGTGGGAGGCGCGCGGCGTGCGCGTCGGCTACGCCTTCCCGACCGGACCGAACGACAGCGACCCTGACACCGACAGCGGCCTGCCCGATCACGCAGTGGAGGCGGTCGCGCTGAACCTGGCCGTGCGCATGGCCGCCAGCTACGGCAAGGCGCTGAAGCCGTCCACGCTGGCCAATGCGCGCCAAGGCTATGAAACGCTGCTGTGGCATGCCGCCCGGCCGCCCGCGCAGCAACTGCCGGCGTCCATGCCGCTGGGCGCCGGCAACCGGCAGCGCGCCGGCTATCGCGCCTTCTTCCCGCCACCGGACACCTCGCCGCTGCAGCAGGGCGAGGGCCAGTCCCTCGACATCTTGCAGGAGTGATCCGGCATGGCTATCGAACGACTCAACACCGGCGCGCCTACTGGCGCGTGCCAGGTGCCCTTCTACGACCCCACGCAGGGGCAGGACCGCAAGGCGTCGCTGCTGGACGTGGCCGGCGTGGTGCAGGAGATGCTGGGCGCCCCCGAGGACTACATCAGCGCCTATGACACGCCCACGACGGGCGGCACCGTGTCCGTGCTGCCGTTCCAGAACGGAGGCAGCGTGTTCATGCTGCTGACGCCGCTGGTCGGCTTGGCGTCGCTGACTGTGCTGCTGCCGCTGAAAGATCAGTGCCAGCACGGGCAGGAACTGCTGCTGCACACCACGCAGACCATCACGGCATTGACCGTCGATGGCAACGGCGCCGGCCTGTCCGGTGCGCCGACCACCCTGGCATCGGGCGGCTTCTTCCGGCTGCGCTTCGATGCCGTCAACGAGGCTTGGTATCGGGTCGGCTGACCCGCAAGGAGACGACCCATGGCACTGAAAACCGGCGCGGCTGTGCGCCTGATCCAGCCCGAACTGCGCGGCGAGATCGTCGAGCGCCGCATCAACCCCGAGAACGACGAACTCGAGCTGCTCGTCGAGTGGCAGGAGGACGGCCAGCCCGTCCGCCGCTGGATCGACGCCGATCGCGTCGAGGAGGTCGCAGCATGAATGCCCGTCAGCACATGATCGACGCCATCCGCAGCATGGTCGCGCGCATGGCCGCAGTGCAGACCGGCCACGGCGTCGAGCGCGCGCCGGCCACGGCACGCACCGATGCCGTGTACGCGCACGGCGCCGCCCAGGTAGAGCAGGCTCTCGCCTCGGGCGTGTACCTGGCCGACTTCTGGATGCCGCCCGCGCACCGCATCAACGAGGTGCAGGCACTCCGCGCCCGCCTTGCCGAGATCACCGCCACGTCGCTGCTGCGGCGCCTGCACGGCGACGAGGCCGATGCCATCCGGCTGCGCCTGGCCCTCATCCCGCACGAGCTGGTGTGGTCCGACACGATCCACAACCTCGTGACGACCGAGGGCAAGAATGCGGCGCTGACGCACATGCTCAAGGGCAGCAGCTACACCGCATCGCAGGCGCTGGGTCTGATCGAGGACACCGGCTACAGCGCGGTCAGTGCCACCAACACCGCGGCCAACATCACGGCTTCCGGCGGCGGCTCTCCCACCAACGGGTGGAACGAAGCGCCGGTCGGCACTGTCGCCACGCGCGGCACGCCCAGCTTCGGCACGGCCGGCAGCGGCCAGCTCGCTACGTCGTCGGCGGTGAGCTTCAGCACGCTGGCCACCGACACGATCAAGGGCGCTTGCCTGCTGATCCGCTCGTCGGCCGGCGTGGCGCCGACGACGACGGTGGGCAACACCTCGGGCGCGCTGTACTCGGCGGGCCTGTTCTCGGGCGGTGACCAGGCGGTGACGGCTTCGGGCACGCTCAACGTGACCTACACGGCGGGGCTGTGACCATGCCACTGACCACAGCACAAGCCGCCACGCTGATGGCGGCAATCCTGGCCCGCATGGAGCACTGACGATGGCCTACGCCGACATCCACAACGCCGCCGTCGACACGGC